GTGATCGTGGCATCTTCCCAAACAAATGGTTTCTGGGTTTCAAGTGATAAACCGGTCTTTTCTACATCGCCTAAATTTTTAGCAATGATCCCCAAAGTGGCCTTTAAGATCTTATCGGTGGTAGAGAAATTTAAAGCCATAGTATTAACAATTGCCCCTAAAAATTGGAAAGCATTCCCTTGATCCCGGTAAACTTCTAAGGTATATGGGTTAATCGGGCAATCTGCATGAAAATCGGTAGCCTGTCTAGGAGTAAATATATGCTGTTTGGCGGTGGCAGCTTCTCCGGTTACTACTCTTCTAACATCGTCAATATGGATAGTACATTCGCCTATATCTCCATGCATTATGATTCCGATAGAATCAACATCATTAAGATAATCATTAGTAATAGATAGAGTTACCTCTGTCCATGTATTAGCTACTAAAGTTCCAATATTAACCGTTTTCATGGTTACGCCTTCTTCTCCATCACATTCAGCTACATTACTAAGTCTCAATTTCAGATCATCAGCATTTTCACAGGCAACAGACGATTTTATCCATAATTTAACATGAGTATCTGATGTCATATCTATTGAACCCAATACTTCCGTAGCTAAAATATCATCAGCAGCCACATCAGCGGTAACTTGCAATTTAACCGATTTTGTTCCTTTCTTATAATCAACTGCATCCACCCCGGATATTACCCCGCCATCCACCAGTTCATCCCACTTATCCTCACAATCTTCTAATTCGGTTTGAGTAGTACCTGCAGCTTCTGCAGTGGCCGCTTTATTTAAAGCACTACGCAGAATATGCCCGAAACTGGTTTGCGGGTTAACCTCGATTACAAGATCCCCACCAAAGGATTTTTCTCCCTGGTAAGATTTTGGCTCATCAAGTATCCCTCTTTGTGCAGCAGATAAAAGTTCTTCAATATTTTCGGTTAGGGTTTCAGATAAAAACGGCAAAAAGCAATCATTAGCGCCCGCTACCTTTTCGCCCCAGGTAGTCTCTTTTTTAATTCCGATGTGTCCTCTTGATCCTTGTCCCATTATTTGTCAACTCCTTTCCTTTTAGATTTTTTAGCTCTTTTCTTTTTCTCTTTAACTATATCGAAATAGCCAGAGTCCAAATATTTTTTTGCCTTCTCTTCATCTCCAACTACCACAAATTGATCAGGCTGGAAAATACCTAATCCGACTATTTCCAATTCTCTGCTTCGATTATATTTTAATAACATAAGATCACCCTCTTTTTATTCCCTAGTAACAAAGCTCTGCCTTAAAGTTATTTTCATATCAATCTCTACCCCCCGGAACGGATACGAGCTAAAATCGAACCTGGTATCCGGGAAGCTAAAGTATAGACATTCCTCATCCAGATCAATATAAGTGCCCAGGGCTTTTTTAATATCAAAGTTTAGATCAAGAATCCCTTTATTGGTGGCATCTCCGACTATCTGCTTATCAACATCATATATTTTTATATAACCAAAGATGGTTAAGGTAAAATTTATCTCTGTATTGTGGGGCATGGTTACTGCCTCTTCCGGTGCATTAGTAGGCTCCAAAATAATACAGGGAAACATATTTGTCGGAATATCGTCCCGGGTCCCAGAATAAACCACTTTAATATAAGGGCTTAAAATAGCATCTTCTTCTAAAATGGTTTTAACCTTATTCCAAATTGTCTCTATTTTCATCTGGTTATTTCCTCTAAATATTCAGTGAAGATATTTACAATATTTTTCTTATCATCTTCCTGGAATAATAAGAATTTCCTTTGTGGTATCTTGGCCGTTCTTGCCTTCTGGTGAACGTGCATCGCAAAAATATCTTCCCCTGTGCCCGGATCAACCCAATGTAAAACCTTCGCTTTCACCGGGTAAATATCCCTAGCCGGTATCTTAATTGAACCACCTTCCTGGTGTATCTTCATATAACCAAGATTAGTGCCGATCTGTACTTTCTGATTAGATATAACTTCGTAAACAATAGATTCCTTACCCATTCCGGTATCTTGCAGGATTTTCGCTCCCCTTCCTTTTTTTCTCCGCATGGCTATAGTCATAGGGGAAAGTGGAGCCCACCTTTTAGGCCTACCCTCCGCTCTAAAATTTTTATCGATAGAGCTTAGCATTAAAATCCCGCACCGCTTCAAAGGGATTCTAAGATCCTTAGCTTTATTCCCGGCTTTTTTTAATAGAGCCTTTACCTTCTCATCGTTTTTTATCTCATAACTAATTAATGCTCCGTTAGTCATTAGCCAAATCCTCTATCTTATTAGAATCGGTTTCCCAGTTAGTCTCATCCCTTTCATCGAAAGTCCGTTTATAATCTTTGGTAGAAGATTGAACATTCCCCACTTTTAAAGTAATACCCTCGATCTGCAAAGTACCTTCAGCAATCTTTTCAAGGGCCTTTATTGCCTCTTTATATTTATCGATCCATTCATTTATGCTCGGTGATCTTCCTGAATACAGACCCCTCATTACAAAATAAGAAGCAATATCCTCAGCCAAAGATTTTATAATAGCCGGGGTAGTCTCTAAAGCGTCAAGGGCAGCCAATAGATCAGATGAAAAAGCTGCTCTTATCTCTGCATCGGCTTTAATAATAGCCTTAGCTAAAAGTGCAGAAGGTACTTCGGTTGCTGATATATTCAAATTAGTTAAAACATCAGTATCTTCACAAAAAGCCATTTAAATCTCCTATTATTAGAGGGAGAGAACATAATTCTCCCCCTCATAATTTTATTTATTAAGTTATTGCTGGGGATATTCTATATCCGCAGGCAGCACAAATCATTTTTTCGGTTTCTACATCGCCTACTTCAAACCAATCACTATGTTTTGTTTCTATTCTTGCCCTTCTGGTTTGAAATTTTTTAGATTGGAGGGTATAACCTAAAGAGAATTTTTTTAATCCAGGTTTAGGTTCTACATAAGCCAATATGGCATTCTTACCCCAGAGATAAGATAAAACCGCAGTCTTACCTTCTTTGGCGGTATTATATCCAGCTTTACCGACGATTACCTTTTCCACCTCAAATACACTGGCCATAAGTTCAGCGGTAACTACTCCTTTTTGGACATATTTAATCCGATCCAAAATTTTGGGATGGTGTTTTAACTTATCATAAACAGCCTTTCCTAATAGCAATACATTTGGCTCTTTGAAAATTACTGCATGTATAGCATTCTTTCCGGTTTCAATATCAGCTATTGGATCAGAGGTATCATAAGTACCCCATTCAACGCTTGGAGCATTGGCAGATAAACTTGATTCTAATATAGTTTTGATCCTCATCTCCAAACTTAATTGAATAATATCAGTTAAAAATTCTACGGTATCTACTTCAGGGTTTATAGGTTTATCGGCATTATCTCTTTCTATATCATCAATTAAATCATTTAAAGCATGCTCATCACAGACATAACCATCAGTGGTTACTTCCCAATCTACGGTTCTTGACTCGGATCTAGGAGCCCTCAAAGTTTTGGGAATCCTAAACCGATCAGCCTTAGAATTATATATATAATATATATCCGATTTCTTTTTAACCGGTACAATCGGCATTATTTCTGTTCCGACATAGGCCGCATTACGGTACATTATCGAGATATTAGTTAAAATTTTATCAGTATGAACATTTTCAGGTTCTGGCATTTAATTTCAACTCCTTTCTTTAATAAATTATTTATTATTTGTGATTATACAGAACCAGCAGTATATATGTGAGTAACTAAAACTTCTATTATTTCATCTGCACCATCAGCAGCCTCCAGAGCTATTGCTCCAACATATTCATTAACATCAGCCACTACACCCTTCCCATCACCATCAGAAGTTATCAACGCTCCTTTCTCGTATCCTCCAAGTGGACCTTCTGCAGGGCATGCTTCAGCCATTACTAATTTACTTGTCCCTAATAATCTTACCCTGGCAGCCTTTTCATCATCAGGAGCATTCTGTAAAATCCCGATAGATACTGAACTGCTTCCATCACTTGCGACAACATCGCCATCTTCATTTAACTTTACAAAATAATATTGCTTAGCAGTTAAGGCCTCACCAGCTTTAAAAGTTAAATCTAAAATACCGGCAGCTTGAGACATTATTTAACACCTCTTTTCGATTTACTTATTTATTTTATTAACGATTATTTTTTCTTTTTTTCTTCGGTAGCATCCAGGCAAGCCAGGACAGCATCTCGATAGGTTACGTCTTTATGCTCATCCATATACTTCTGGACCTTCT